TTTTATAGATTTTTCTTAACATTGTTTATCAATTCCTTTCATATAGTGCCGTTTTGCGGCTTCTATTTGTCTTCCTTTAGCAAACGACGAGATTGGTTTAAGGTAGCCAATAACCCTTGTTCCGTAATCTAATTCTTTCGAGCCACAAGTATGGCATTTGTCATAGCGGGTTACTGGATCAATCGTCCCACAAGACTTGCAGATAGTACAAAGGACGTTAGTTGTCCAATATGGCACACCAAGCCGACAAGCGATTTCAATAAGTGCTTTAGCCTGCTCTACTGTGGGAAGTTGGTTCAGGTTTAAATGGCAAGCCGCACCACCATCAAGGTATTGTGAGACTTCCTCAGAGTGATATTTAAGTCTGTCCAAAATAGTCAAAGAATTATCTTCGACCGGAAAGAAATAGCTGTTATAGCAATCACGAGGAACCCATAACCCATCTTCTTTATCCCACTTAGCATTTTTGACACCAAGGTTTTCAGCGGGGACGAACTCGGTATTAAAGCGGATGCCGTAAATTTCACGAGCCTTTTTATTGTCTTCTTTTATCCCTGCTAGAATAACGCCAAGGTAATCAGTGTAGTCGTTAGTTTCCATACGCTCCCGCATAGTGAACCATTCAAAGCTTTCAAGCGCACCATTTATTCCGATAGTTCCAAACTGCTTATCAAGTGCAATGTAACCTGCCTGATAAGAGGGGAGGATGCCTTTATCAATGTATTCCTGCACAATGCTGTGAAACGCCACTAGGTATTTATGGATACGGGCTACTGTCTGTTTAGGAGTATAGTAGTCGTCTCTCTCACTGATACATTTTTGCATAAGCCTGTTCAGGTTCATTGTAATAACTTGAAAGCTCCCTGTTGATACACCGCCAGCACCCAATGTGTAACTGAAAGTATTGTCTGCCATTTCATTACGCAAGCGGCAACACGAAGACAATGAGTCTGCTGAAGTGCTCTCATAGTGAAAAAAGCTGTGCCCTTTAGACATTTCTGTTGCCAGCATTTCAGTAAAACTTTGGTCAACTGGAAGATGACTTTCAGGGTCTACAAGATACGCCGCTGTGAGTACCGGGAATGTCAGCAGTTCTTTTCTGCGTTCACTCCTAAACCATTTCATAAAGTATCTTTGCAGAGCTTCTACACTTTTATAATCAGGCGTAGATCCGTCCGGAAAATAAAATTCATCAAACAGAGCCTTGAAGTAGTTAGAGTCAAACACCGAAATGTTCCAAAAGACTGATTGTGCACCACGAGCGGCGGCAGGTTGGTTCATAGCATAGACAACGCCTTGAAGTTCCTGTGCAATTTCTGCTGTATGTGTAGTCAGATAGTTTGCTCCATAGGTCTTTTTAGCAAAGTAATCAAAGTACATAAGAAACTCAACAGTAGCTACAGCTCCCGCAAAATCAGACGCAACCTGATAGACAAGGTTCACAAAAGAACCACAGAAAGACTGAAGGTTCTTAGGTGCCTTAGAGGTTCCTCCGAGAGTTTTAGTACCTTCCATCAAGAACGGATAAAGTGTGATGGAAGCACAGTATGGTCGTAAGCTGGTTTCATCGTGGATATAAATTAAATGCTCCTTAATGTCTCGCAAATAGTTATCTGCTACTTCAGCCCCAAACATTTCTAAAAGTTTAGAATACACCCTGTTTCTGTTGACTTGGATATATTCTTGTTTGAATAGCTCTGCTTCTAAAACCGCCAAGGTTTTATTTGTAACATTGGCATTACTATCAACTGCGCTTCCAGTTGCAGGGTTTTCAGCATTGATGAAAGTATTTATAAATTTTTCTTTATCTGATAGATATTCTTTTGAAAGTTCTTTCAACTTTTTCTCCTTTCTTAAGACTTTTGAAAGAGGTATGTAACATCTTTCCATTCTTTACTTTTAAGGTCACGAACGAAAAACTTTTGGTTGGTCTGTGAATTATCAAGACCGCCTTTTTCCTCAATAAATTCACCTGTTTTTAACCAAGTTAAATTTATATTTTTTCGTAACTCTTTATTGATTGTCGAATTATAAGAGGCACCGCTGTAAAGCCCTACCGGGAGAATTTCAGACAGTCTTTTAATAGCTTCCTGAAGGATAGGTAACGGGATACCGTTCGTTGTACCACCCATTAGAAGAATAGCGTTCGCACCTAAGTTTTTCTGTTCCTGTGCTCTTTTTTGGATAATATCAAAGTCTACCCAACTGTTTTTAGGTAGCGGGATACTGAGATATTCAGAATGACACCCGGGGCATTTTCCATGACAGTTACCAATAAGAAACACTACGGTTACTTTATCGGGTATTTCTGTTAAAGAAATAGTCGTATCAACAACGGGTAATTTCACGATCTCGTACCTCCATAAGTCTATTAAAGATAAACCAAAAGTTATTTTGGCTTTCCAGTCTTGGCTTCGGTTCAATGAAGTCCAACATTGAGCAAAGTTCAGCAAATTTGAAGGTACTTTTACGTACTCTATTTTTCTTACGTTGCTTATCTTTCTTATTAAAAATCACTTTCTGTATCCTCCTTAAAGTAGTCTGCTTTAGACTCACGTTTTTTAGTAGTTGCTTCCAAGCGGTCTGTCTCTTTGTCATATTTCAAATACCCTGCCAGCCCTGTTTCCCCAGAGTGTCGGTTCTTAAGGACTCTTATTTTTACAAGGTTCTTTTCCTCTAAGTCCTCCGCTTGTTGGTTTCTTTCAAGTGCCCAAACACCGTCAGATAGTTGTGCCAAAGCATGAGATCCACGCAGGTGACTGAGACTGATTGCTCCACCTTCTTCGGCAGGTTGACCATCTACACGTTTCAGATGCGAGATAATCAAAAGACCAACCCCGGTTTCTTCTACAAGAGACCTAAGGTTGGTCATAAGTACATCTGTGGCTTTTCTTTCATTTTCAATATCAAGACCACTAATTGCGATCGTGATATGGTCAAGAATAATAAAGTCACATTTTTCGGCAACAGCAAGATACCGTATCTTCGACATTAAGTTATCACTTTCAAGTGAACCAAAATGCTGATAAAAAACAAAATTGCCGTTACCAAGTGTTTCATTATAGATTTTTTGGTATTCTTCGTCAGAAACAAGATGCCTATTCAGGGCAAGCCGTTTCCCACTTTGGACTGCCATAAGTCCCTTAGCGGTTCTTTTGATGTTTTCTTCGAGCATCATCATACCAACTTTGAGTTTCAAACCTACACCAAAATGGTGAGCTATTTGTCTCACAAATGTTGTTTTGCCTGTACCCGAACCAGCCGTAATTACGATTAGTTCACCTTTACGGATACCAAGTGTCATTTCCTGAAGGGGTATATTCCACGGAAAAGGGTAACCTTGGTCTTCGTCAGGTTCATCCTTTAAGATTTCCCATAGTTCAGTACCATTAATAATACCGTCAGGCTTGTATGTTTTAGCTTGAAAAATTGCATCTAAGATTGCGTCAGGTCGCCCAGCAATCAAACATTCGTTAGGGTCTTTCAGTGGTAAATACGCAAGTTTGAGTTTTCCCGGGGGTAAAATACGACAAACATCGTCTGTCGCTTTGCGCCCCGGTTCGTCCATATCAAACATTACTATGATTTCTTCAAAGTTATTCAACCATTCAAGTTGTTCTTTAAAGACTCTTTTTGCTGACTGACAGCCGTTTGGTATAGATACTACTGGATACTTATTCCCACCTACTTGACTGACTGTAAGACAATCTATTTCACCTTCCGTGATTACAAGGCGTTTCCCTTGTGCCCATAAGTGTTGCCCAAAGAAACGGTGAGATAGATTCCCAAGGACACTAAAGTGTTTATCAGCGAACCGTAATTTTTGCCCGATAATGTTACCACTGTCATCACAATAACAGGCGACTTGACAAGGGTCACCGTTGTAGGTAGTTACATAATAACCATACTTACGACAGGTCGTCTGTGTTATCCCCCGTTTACTTAATGCTTCAAAAGTCATATCCTGTGGATGTATGGTGCCTTTTAAAGCCTTTGGATGTTCCTTTGGTGTGTCTCCAGTTCCATTATGGTGAGTTTCACAGGAAAAACAGAAGGTGTGGTCTGTATAGACTGTGAGAGCGTCACTACTTCCACAGTCCGGGCAAGGTTGATGTGTGAGGACGACCTCACTTTCCATTCTATTCAGTCCTTTCGATTGTTTTTAAATCTTTATATTTTTTCTGCAAGTCTGCAATAAGCCTAGTAAGCACATAGCTTTGACTGTCACTAGGCTTTCCAGTGCTTGTTTGAACGAGGACATAGATTGATACCTCATTATCAGGTAAGTTCCACCCGGCTATGGTTTCTATAGATCTGTCCGTCTCTATGGCACCTTCAGGTGTCACAAAAAAGTGCACGCCTGTATCAAGGGCACCAGTTTGTCGGCATTGTCTGTAGTAATCTTTTAGGTTATTAGTGTTGGTATCCTTAAAAAACAAAACGACACCTAAAGTTTCAGCACGTTCTCGAAGTTTAATCATTTCAATAAAACTCCTTCTAAGCTGTACTTATTGGTGTCTCTAAGCCATTCTTCAGGAATATAACCTTTAGCAAACTTGTAGCCGTATTTCAGGCACCAGTCTGCATAGCTGGTTTTACTGCCTTTATAAAGTTTTGTGGTCGGATTACTGAAGACAAAACGGATTTCTAAATGCGGCATCTGTTCTTTTACAAGCAGGTGCTTCTTTCTGTCCTCTGCTTCAAAAAGCCCTTTACCTTCTATGATGATACCATTCGGTAACACAAAGTCAGGTGTATAGGTGTGATTAGTTGCAGGGATAACATATTTGATTTTATGCTTCTCGTAAGAGGCATCAATACCAGCATTTTTGAGTTGTTCCGCTAATCTATCTTCCAGTCCGCTACGATATGGTGTCTGAGCGAACGCATAACCACCTGTTCTACTGAAAAATTTACGTGTGGCTATTAAAAGTCAGCTCCATTTTCAGTATCTTCATCACCAGTGAAAGGCGACTCAACGGTTTCCGCATCAGCCACAACATATCCGTCTTCTTCAATACCAAAGCCGAAAGCACCTGCATCTTGCTGACCATATTCCTTAAGTTCAATAACCTGTACTGCTTCAAGATAAAGCGTAACCCCTTTCATGGTCTTATTTTTCCAATAGGGGTTAACAGAATAAGCGACACGTACAATAGAACCGGAACCTACTTCCACGTTATCCGGCAACGGTTTACCTTTACTATCATAAATCGGAACCGTTTTCTTAAAGGTTTCCCCTTGTTTATTAGTAAAAGT